TACACGGATTTCCACGGTTGTTTGTCACCTGATACTATGGTTGTAACTCCATCACATAAACTTGTTCGTATGGGCGATATGCAGGTAGGCAACTTGATAGTTACGCATACTGGGCAGTTTGCTAGTATTTCATACATAAGCAAGAAAAAGAAGAATGCTTTGAAAGTAACTATGCAAGGAATGCATACGGTGCCACTTATCGTAACACCTGAACATAAAGTATGGACCCGGCATGGAATGGTGGAAATTGGAAAACTATCTGTTGGAGATCAAATCGGATATCCTGTAAGACAAATACTTGATTATGCATCGGATGTTGAGTATCGATTACCAGATACAATTAGACCGCAAGGTGGTATTGTAAAAGAGCATGGACCGGTGTATCTACGTAGAACGTACGAAATCGGTCGAATACTTGGATTTTATCTTGCTGAAGGCTGCATAAAGAGATCAAAATCCGGTAAACCAGAAGCCGTTATACTAACTATACATGAACATGAAATGTTCGGTGTTTGTGAATGGTTAGATGAACTGAATGATTTGTTTCGATCATATAAAGTTTACAAAAGGAAAAATTCTAGAACTGTTGATATTGTTATCAGCGGTAAGTCCTTTGCAAATTTTGTTTTAGATAGCTGTAGCGAACTTGGAAATAAGCGCATTCCGTATGAATCATTTTCTTGTGGTGTGGAATTTGCAAGGGGCCTTGTTCACGGGTATTTATTAGGTGATGGATGCTTTTCTGCATCAGATAGAAAAATAGTTGCTGGTGGAGTACGTTCATCGTTAACAATTGGAATACGCGATCTTATAGCATCACTTGGCTACGGTTTTGCAAGTATTGGTTACAGAGAAGCTGGAACGTATAAAGCGAAGAACAGCGAACGCAATGGAAAAGAAAGTTGGTTGCTTAGATTATATTATCCAAATACGAAAAAGCTATTTGAAGAAGTTGGGTACTATTGTTCAGAACCTTCTGTTGAACGGAAGCAATTAAAATCACCAATAATTGAAAACGGATATGCATGGATATCGATAGACAGTATTGAACAATTTGGCGAAACAACTGTAATGGATTTTGAAATTAACCATGCAGATCACTCATATTGTATTCTGCAAGGAGCTGTTTCTAATAGTGAAGTTGCATTCTGGACTGATGCGGAAAAAATACTTGCCGGTGCAATGCAAGGCGGGAATCCTGATATTGTACTTGAATCTACTCCCAACGGTACCGGTGGATGGTTTTATGATCGGTGTATGGAAGCTATCAATGATAAACATTCTCTGTGGAAACTTTTCTTTTATCCTTGGTGGTGGGATGTCACATATCGAATGGACATCGACATTCCGATACCTGATTTTAAAAAATCTCTCGAACCAGAAGAAATTGAATTAATCAAAAAACACAAACTATCTCTAGAACAAATTGCTTGGCGAAGATTTAAAAAGCGAGAACTAAAACGACTATTCCCGCAAGAATATCCGGAGAGTATTGAAACATGTTTTCTCGTTAGTGGTGTTTCGTATTTTGGTAATTTATCTAACGCATTTAAAGCTCCGTTTGATGCTAAAAAAGTATCAACACATAAGTATTCAGCCGGGCTTGATTGGGGTAAAGATAATGATTACACGTCTCTCACAATTTTGGACGTCACTAAAAAAGTTCAAGTGGATTACCTGCATGTCAACAAATTACCTTGGGGCGAAATCAGGAGGCGTGTCGCGGCTAAGTGCAAAAGGTGGGGGATACGCACTTTAGTCGCAGAATCAAATAGTATAGGTGATGTTAACATTGAAGAATTGCGAAAATTAAACCTGCGTGTTATTCCTTTCAATACAACAAACGAATCAAAAGGCGATTTAATGTCAGATTTGTACGACGCGTTGCATGAAAAAGATCTGAAATTATTGCCTATAGAAGAAGCTAAGCACGAGTTTGATGCATATACATCTACTAAACTTGCGTCTGGTGCATGGAGACTTGCAGCGGCAGGTAAAGGTCATGATGATTTTGTTATATCAACAGCTCTTGCTTGGAAAGCCAGAAGATATGCAAAGGTGCAGATATGGGTATAAATGCCAATGAGCAAACAAAATCAGTTGAAAATCCGCTTACTTACGGTATTTGGATAAAAGGAGTCGGTTGGTTAAAAGACGGTAACAACCGATATTTTGCAGATTCTAGAATAGAATATGCTAGAGCAGCACTGCGTATGTGGAGTATTGGAGATGATACTCCGTGTCGCATTGATTTAATTGATTCGAGTATGGTAGGACTTCAACAAATATTTTTAGCACGTGAAGAACAGTACTATAACGGTATCACATTAAAGAAACAGCTGCAAAAATTGAAATTTAAGAATTCTTTTGTAGGGAGAATTATTTATGGCATATTTAAACGATTACACACAAGACGTGATAAAAGCAGTTAGAACAGATAGATTGTATTCGCAAGCGTCTGCTGCCCAGTATCCGGAGTACGAACAATCTGTTGCTCAAGGTACGTATCCATCTCCATATTCACTTGCTCAGCAGGGATATAAAACTAATACACTTATATATGCATGCATTGAACGTCGAATGAAAGCAGTATCTGCTGCACCTTTGTGGATATACGATGTATTAGATAATCAAAAAGTTCGACTTCGCGATATTCCATTAGCTAAAATATTAGAACATCCTAATGAACGAATAACACAGAGACAGTTTTGGCAAATTACTTCAATGTATCAAGATATTGCTGGTTCTGCTATTTGGGAAATAGAACGCAATAACATTGGTGAACCAATTGCCTTGTGGCCAATGCGTCCTGATTGGTGTTCATTTTTGCGAGGAGATGGACGACCTATTCGAGCGATTAAATACGAACCACCTGGGTTACCTGGACAGGAAATTAGTATCGATAATATTTTATTATTTCAATATTTCGATCCGCTAAATCCGCTGCTAAAAGGATATAGTCCAACAATGGCAGCATTGAAAGATGTTGCTGTTGATAATGGCATGAATCAGTTTCTGTATGAATTTATTCGTAATGGTGCTAGATTTAGTGGTTTACTTACAACTGATCAAGACTTAGATGATATAGAAGCTGAACGTATCAGAAAAAGATGGAAAACACAACACGGTGGTGTGGAGAATTGGAATGATATTGCAGTGCTTGGCAATGGAGCGTCATATCAAAATACTAGTATGAATTTAAACGATATGGCTTTTCCTGAGTTGGATGGTAGAACTGAAGCGCGTATTTGTATAGCATTTGAAATTCCTCCTGTCCTGCTGGGAGCTAAGATAGGATTGAAAGCTTCAACATTAACTAACTACGAACAATCAAGATTAGCGTGGTATGAAGAGTGGGTTACTCCTCAATGGGAACATTATGCAGAACAATTCCAATCGCAAATGTTTAGAACAATAACTAAGTCTACGATAGAATACAACGATAATATATTATGCGAATTCATGACTAAAAATGTTGCGGCGTTGCAGAAAAATAGAGATTTAGCTTTTCGTCGGGCTATTTCAGCTGCTCGTGCAAATGTATTTACTCGTGATCAGGCGTTAGCTGAAATTGGTATGGCACCTGTTGATAATGCCGACGTATATGTCGGACCAACACTTGAAATGAATGCAAGTACTGGTGCAAATAATCGTGGCGGTCATGATGATGCAGTTGCAGCAATGGATAATGATGAAGTTATGCTTGATACTAATACTGCTGGAACTGGAGCGGAGGAAATATTAGAACAAAAACAATTTAAAGCATTTGCAGCTAAAAGAGTAAAAGAAGGAAAAATTGATGATATTGATAGCTTTGTTTGGAAATACACTAATGAATCGATAAAACAAGAATTGATAAATCAGTATAAACAAAAGAGTTAGTATGATACAAATTAGTATTGACGTCGATTATTTTAGAGGTGCGCTTGTTGAAACTGGTACACTTACTCCTCGCAGGTTTTCTATAGCGTTAAATAGAGCAGCTAGGCGTTTGGCTGATCTAGGTTTAGATAGTTTAATAATGTCAACACTTACTTGGGATGAACAAGTTAATTTCGAAGTACAGTACAAACTTAGACCCAGTAAAGATGTAGAAGAATTCACACTGCTGCATGATAATCTTATTTTTAAATTTGTTGACGAAGGTACTAAGCCGCACGATATTCCAGATATGAGTAGACCGGTTGAATTTGATGAAAATGGCCGACCCAAACTTAGAAAGAGACTAAAATATCGCTCTGCATTTACACCTAAAACAACTCCAGGTGAACTTATGTCTGGTCCAGGTTTTTCTGGCGGTGAATTTATTTACGCAAGTTTAGTACATCATCCAGGTGCAGAACCCAGAAACATTTCTGAGCAAGTTAGAGAAAAAATAATTGAAAATATGGAAGATGTTATCTATGAAGAATTAGACGCTGCTTACGAACGGCAGTGGGGAAGAGGAAGAGATGAATAGCATATACAATGAATATATGAATAAACTGTACGGAAAGAATATTTATAGTGATTTTAATACTAATATTTCAGTAGATATAACCGGTGGTAACTA